GTGACACCATTTGTGCCGTTGTCAGTGCCTTCTAAAAATTTTATCTGTCCACCTGCACTGTTGCTGGCGGCTCCAATTACTAAACTGTGTCCGGTAGCAGTTGTTGTGGTTGCGGCCACTGTTGTGATTCTGTCAGTGCCGTCTACTTCAATTGTTATGTTACCTGTGCCACTGTCTACAACAGTTACATTACTGTTACCTTGTGAAATACTGGTTGTTGAAACGTTTCCTACTTCGTTGTCTACGTATGCTTTGATTGATTGTTGAGTTGCAAGTGCTGTGGCACTATCACTGCCCATTGCATCTTCATCTAGAATAGTTGTTATTGTGGCACCGCTGGTACCCACTTTTAAATTTTCTAATACAACAGTGCCCGAACCACTGGCATTAATTTTAAGATCATCATTAGATCTATTGGTTGTCAGTGTGTTGTCTATGATACTGAGGTCATTTAAAATAATGTTTCCTGTACCTGCTGTGGTTATTGTGAAATCTGCGTTTGAAGGTGCTGTAAGTGTTGAACCAATTGAACCTATGTCACCCAAGTCTTCTAGTGTGCCAAATTCAAGAGCGTTTCCTGCCGCATTTACTCGTAGAACCTGTAATGAACTGCCTAGTGAACTTAGTCCTGTACCACCGTGTGTAACGCCAACGGTTTCTCCGGATTGAAATTCGGCCATTCCTGTGGCCACATTGTCGTTATTAAAGACGACTCGTACGGGTGTTTTATCTGCCATAGTTTAGTTCTGTGCCCAGCCTTCGTAAATTCGCTGGATGCATTTCCTTTTAACTTTACGTATTTAACTAAAATTGAAAAAGTGTTATACCTGCCGCATTGGCTGAAAGTGCTGAACCATCACTTAAAGTAAAGGTCTGTCCTGCGTCTGTGTAAACAGGTACATCTTCAACAGTGGCATTGAACTCCAAATTCAACGGTGCAGTAGTGGCTAGTAGTTGTGCGTCTGTGAGAGTAGTACTTCCATCACTTATATATACAGGCACGTTTTGTATGGGTCGTGCCTGAGTGCCGGCAGTGGCACCTAGCAATGCTATTGGATTGGCAGACACTTTACTTCCGGTTGGTAATACAGCACCTTCTGCCGCTATGGTCACTGAACCTGTTCCATCCGAACTAATAGTTGCTCCACCAAGATCAATGGTGTTTGCCGCAACAAACAAAGTTTGCCATCTTCGTGTGCTTGAACCTAAAGTGAACACTCCATCTTGAGTAGGTATCAAGTTTCCTGCAATTTGTACGCCTGCTGTGGAATCTTCTGTTTGAATTGTGGTGCCTGAGAACCTAATGCCTTCAACAACAACATTACCGTTGCTAGAAGTCAATGTTAGATCAGCATTGCTTGGAGTGCTGATAGTTGATCCACTGATTGTAAGGTCTCCTGTACCACCGCCTCCTCCTGCATTAGCATCTACATATGCTTTTATTGATTGTTGTGTAGCCAAAGCAGTGGCTGAATCTGAACTCATGTCATCTTCATCCAGTATTGTTGTTACTGTTGAACCTGAACCTATTTTGAATGAATCGTTTACAACAACAGCACCTGCGCCTGAAGTCTGTAAAGTTAGATCAGCACTTGTGGGTGCGGTTAATGTTGAACCCGTGGCTGAAAGATCTCCCAAACTGCTGGAACTGCCTCCACCACCTGTGCTTATTGCAACACCACCTGGAGTAACACCGTCACCAAGTGCTAAACTACCCGAATCAACATCAACCACTAGATAACCGTCTTCTATAACAGTTGTGGCCAAGTTGTAGTCTTTGTATGAACCAACTAGTTTTCTAAATGCCATGTACGCTCCTTAAATTTGGCCAGATAACTTTTTTAATGTTTGAATAAATTCACTCTCGTTTTGTGGCTGTTTGTTTTTCATAGACGCAGGTAATCCTGGTTTGTCACCGCTTGTGGTTTCTGGTGCCTGTACAAGTGGCTCTTCTTCCTTAACTTCTGGTCCTTTGTCTTCTTGATCTTTTGTGACATTTGCAATTGTTTCTGAATCTTTGCCCAGTTCTGCTTTTCTCATCTCAATTTCTTGTTGTAATGGATACACTGCTGGAGCATCGTTGGGATCATCAGACGCTACCTTGCCTGGATTTTCTTCTGGTCCGGTGCTTTGTGAATTTTGTACGTCTGTGTCTGTTGTTACTGAGGCACCTTTGGCACCTATCAGTTTTTGTAAAAGTGCTTCATCGTCTTTGTCAGGTGATGCTTTGATGTTTATTTCGATATCTTTGAATCTCATTTGTTATTATGACGTAGCAACGGCTGAATCATCAACCACATAACTCCATCTGTTATTTGTTGTTTCGTAGTAAACTAATTTGTTTTTTGTTGCACCAGCACCGTCTGTGGTTAGAAATGCCACCATTCCGTTGGCTGGATTTGCAGGTAAACTTGCAAAAGCCACTGGTGTGAAATAAAGTCCGTTTTTAAGTGTAACAACATCATTACCCGGATCTATTGTGTATGCACCTGAAGTTCTTACTATTTTTGTCATTTGTAATATTTATAAGAAAAATGGGGGAAGTAAAAACTCCCCCCATTAAAGCACGTTTAATTGAATGATTACTCTGCAGTACCGTCGGCGCTAAATTTTCTAACGTCGATGTTACCTTTGTCAGAAACCTGACCTTGGTCATCTGCTTCTGTTGTTACTAGTGAGTAAGGTATTGTACCTGTTGCACCTCCTGCTGTCACATAGTGAATAGTGTTGTTGTAAAACTTCTCTACGTAAGCCACAGTTGAGTCGTCTAGTATAACTTGTACGTTGAAAGTGTTGTTCACTGACAAAGTACCGTCTGTTACTAGAGTCATTGTTGTTTCAGAAGAATCGTTTAAGTGTACCTTAAACTGTTTTGATCCTCTTTGTGATACAATGTATGATCCTGTTCCAGCAACGTTTGAATCACCAGTTCTGTAGTTAGATACAGCGATAGTCGCGTCATTGCCTGGGTTAAAGGATGCCATCATTCTAGTTTTTTTTATAGGTCTTCCCATTTGTTTTCTCCTCTTTAGGAGTCCAATCCCAGTTCTCCTGGGTACGCGGTGGTATTCCGCATAAGTCCTATCAATGCTGTGATAGGCACGTTTGAACTAGTAATATTTATTCGAATTTGGTAAAAGTTAAAGTGCGTTGAAAAGGGCGATGCACGTTACATCGCCCTGTAGATTACCTAACCTTTTTTGTAGATAGCATATAGGACATACATTGCTACAAGTCCTACTAGACCATCAGCCGAAAAAGATTTTACAATCCCGGATATGTTCCCGATCACGTTCATGTTTCCTAGGAAAGGTATTGCCTGACCTTTGAAAAGAACTTCAAGAACTATCGCGAGGGCGATCAAACCGACGCCAACTTCAGTCATTGACTTTGCCGCAGATTTGATTTTGTTAAAGATTTCCATAGTTGGATCTCCTCCTTGTTGTGCGATTATTTTTAAATCGCAGAATTATTTAGAACTGTTTGATCAAAGTTTTACTGTCAGTTTTGGTCTGTGTGTCGTATGATGGCGAAAAAAATTCTTTAACTACTTACAGAATTCTTCGTAGAGAAGATAATCATAGCGGTTATAGGATCTGTGCCAAGTTTTAAAATCTTCAGTAAGGTCTGAAAGTTTTTGCTCTTGTTGGTAATCTTTATCTGATCTGTTGGAACTTAATCTTGGATCTTTTTCAATTTTTAACATGTCTGCAACTTCGTCCCAACTTTGTTCAAACTTGTCTGAGTCATATACTCGTAAAAATTTTTCTCGTAGAACTTTTCTCACAGTTTTGTAACGTGCTTCCATGCTTACACTGTCGTGTCTACCAATGTATTTTCCGTAGAGCCAAAGCACAATAAAGTTTCCACTCATCATTGACAGATGTTGTGCAAAGTCTTTGGTCAATTCATGACCATATTTGCAGTCATAATTGAAATGACTGACATCTCTGGCCAATGGATCACGTAGCCATGTAATGTGTGTGCCGGGTTGAGAGATGTTTGTGTAGTGTCCACAAACAATAGTAGACTGTCCAACACTACTGCCGTATTTGTATGTGCGTAAGAACGCTTCTTTGATGGGTTTATTAGCGTCAAATTCGGCATCTTCACTTACTCTATAAAACCGCATGCCATCGTACAACGGATACACCACCAAAGTGGAACCTTTGGGCAACTGTCCCACATGTTCTCTGTGAGCCAATCTCAACTGTAAAGATGATCCTGCTGTTTTTGGTATGTGATGAAAACAGTATTCCATAATTTATTATTTTACTTGATACTGAAAAAAAAGTCAAAAAAAAGGGGACAATAAATGCCCCCTTTTTCGAAATAAAAGTAATCGCTTACTTGAATTTTAAGTTGGTTGAGTTCACGCCTACTAAACCTACGTAGTCAGCCGCGTTACCAAGAGATGATGCAGTGTTTGTTAACTCTACATAACCGTATCTTGTTAAGAAGCCTACTACTGGTTCGAAAGTAGCCGGATCTAGAACAACACCTGAGCTCATTAAAGGAATGTAAGGACAGTAGAACGCTGGAGCGTCTGCTTCACTTGCACCTTTGTAACCTACAAGCACTGATGTGTTATCAGCGGCGTATGCATCAACATATACTCTCATTGCCGCGTTTAATGTACCAACAAATTTTGTGTTAGTTGGTGACTCAAACGTACCTTCAGTTGATCTTGCGAACGCTGAAGTTGTAGCAGATTGAAGAATAGTTAAAGCAGTTGGAGATACTACCGCGTAGTTTCCAGCGCCTCTTCTTGTTCTAGTTGCGATTTGGTTTGCAACTCTGTTGATTAATACTGCTAATGCCGCGTGTTCATCACCCACGAATGTTGCAGTACCTGACACAGCACTTTGGTCAAAAGACTCAGAAGCAGTACCTGCTAATGTTCTTAATGATCCAATGATTTCTTGGTCGATTTCAGCAGTAATCTCTTGAGCTAATGCCGCCATGATTTCTGCTTCTACGTCGATACCTTGTTGTGCTTGTGCATCTTGAGCGGCTTCAAAAGTCCATCTTGCAGATAGTTTTCTTGATTTCGCTTCAACAGGTTGTTTCAAGATTTGGATTGACAATCTCTTACCAGCAGTACCTTCTAAAGATGCTGTTGAAGCCGCTTTAGGAGTTGTGTTGTTGGTGTTACCAGAGTATGCTTTCGCAATCTTGAATGGAGATAATGCTTCTTCACCAGCAGTTGTGTTACCACTTACTGTGTCAGCATATCTGATTCTTAATGTGTGGATTTGTCCTACAGGACCAGACATTGGTTGTACACCTACGATCTCATTCGCGATCACAGTTGGCATAACCCTTCTGATTACTGGAAGAATAACCCTGTTTAACGTAGCAACGTTACCAGCAGATGTAGCACCTGCAGTGGCTTGTTCAGACAAGTATCTTTTTGTGTTTTCTAACACAACGTCCATTGTCTTTTTCTTGTTGCCTGCTAAACCTTCAGTTAATGCGGCTTTTGTTTCGCCCCATTTTGATTCAAATAATTCAGACATTATTTGTTTCCCCTTCAGTTTGTTATATACCCGCTAATTTACGGATACTGTTTATATCAGCATCTCCTCTAGTCTGTCTGACATCCGCTTTGTCGCCTGAAGACTCAGAAATTATTTTCTTAGCCTGTGCAACTGGTTTGTCATCCATAACTGCAGGAAGATACTTGTCGTATGCAGATTTAAGTTTCCCTGTTTGAACTGATTCTAACAGTTGAGACATTACTTCTGCTTTTTCTTTGCTTAGAGGTCTAAGCAACTCACCCATCGTTTCCTTACGTTCCATCAAATCTTTGGCTTTGGAAATTTCCTGTTCCTTAGATTCAATCACCGCTTTCTTCTCTTCGATGGATTTCTCAGCGTCTTTAAGTTTCAAAGTAGTTTCGTCAACAACTTTCATAAGTTTAGCCGTTTCCGACTTCTCATTCAAGTATGATGCTTGGTACTCTGAAGCAAACGCTTCGAATATTTTCTTACCAAAGTTAATTTCTCTAGCATTACCAATGTCTTCTTTTAATTGATCAATTTCTTGACCTAATTTTTTGGTTACTGCAGATTCTACAACTTTAGCAGATCTCTTAATGAAAGTTTCTTTTAATTTTGCCAATTGTGCTTTGGCTTCTTTCACTAGTTTGACTTTTGTTTCTACAACGCCTTTTTTGTCTTCGTGGAATTCTTTAATTTCCTTAGCAAGTGCTCCTACTACAAACTCTTCTAATTTTTTAAAGTTTTCATGAACACCTTTTCTGTCAGCGTGTAATTCTTTTAACTCGTTAGTTAATTTGCTTAACACAAACTCTTCTAACTTGCCTGAGTGTTTGCCTACGTTTTCTTTGTAAGCAATTTTTTCTTGTGCAAGTGACTTTCTGTCCTCTACAAATTTGCTAATCTCTTCAGATAACTTTTCAGTCATCATTTTATCGATTGCTTCGACCATGTTGTTTTTGTCATGCTCGTATCTTTTAGCAAATTCTTCTCTTAGTTCAGCAGTTACTTGATCTCTGTTTTCCTTAACTTTTGAGTTCCATGCTTCTTCGATTGAAACTTTTGTTTCTTCTCCAATAACACCTGACTCAACTAGTTTTGATATTGCGTCGATCATTATTTTAGTCCTTTTATTACGTTTTTAATAGCATCTTTTAGATACTGTTGTGCTTTTTTGTCATTTCTAACTTCAGCCGCCATGCCCATTGCTCTGTTACCACCTCTTGTGTTCATCAAGTGTTCGTAAATTGGCGTTGGGTAAGCACCTGGTGCCGAAGGTTGAGCCACAACATCTACAGTGATGATTTCAAAGTCTGACACTTGACCACCGCCATATTCGGAAATGTTTCCACTTCCTCTAGACGATACGCCAAGTTTCACACCTGATTCCAACATTGTTCTGACAAGTTGGCCCATTGGAGTAGGCAAAATTTTCATCTTACCGTACCCATTTGGACCGTCCATCCACATTTCAGTAATCATGTGAGACACACGGTCTAAATTTATTTTAAGATCATCGGGGTGATCTACCTCTCCAAGAACTGAATAACCAGAACTGATTTGATCATTGAGTGTTTTTACTGCCGTTTGTATTTCGTTTACAGGATATACTCTTTGATTAGCGTTCTTGATTCCACCTTGAATACAGATACCTTTCATGTACAAATCCTTGCCGTCTTTGCCTTCGTGCAAAACCTGTACTCTAGCCTGATCGTAGGTTAAATGTTCTCTTAGATATAGTGATGACATCCGATTCTCCTAAATGGTTGTCTCAAATCAACAGCAATTACTTGCCGGCGATTGGAGATTTTCCTGATTTATCTGAACCGTCAGCAGTCATTGGTTTAACTTCTTTTTTCATTGAAGTACCTTTGTCCTTACCGCCAGTGTTTTCAAAGTCAGCCATTTTTTCCGCTGTAGGTGCTGGTCTGCCTTTTTCGTCAGCGCCACCTTTTGCAATATTTGAACCTCTTGCTGTGTTCATATCTGCACCACCTGTTTGCGTCATTGGCGAAGCCTTTGCATCGCTGTGATCAGCATTGTCAGCAGATTTTTGAATTTTATATTCTTTTACTGCTTCTTTCTTCATGCCTTCCATTGATAAATCAGCGTTAGCATCAACAACTGGTTCTGCAGACTCTTCTTTGTCTTCATCACCGTGGTCTTCGTCGTCTTTGCCGCCCATCATTTTTTCGAATTCTGCTTTAAGTTCATCTAAAGCATCTTCTAAATCAGCCACTCTCTCTTCAGTGTCGCCTTCTTCACCGTCTGCATCCATGTCTTTTTCCATGTCATCAGCGGCACCTTCTGCTTCACCTGTTTCGTCTGCGGCGATATCTTTGACTAATTCGTCAGTTGCGTCACCACCTACTTCTTCGATTGACTCTTCTTCTTTAGTTTCTGCTTCGTCAGTTTTTTCGTCTTCGA